ATAAAATGTTTTTTGAATGTGTTGTCGGATTAGTCAACAACCCCGCGGTCCATACTTCAATTAGCGCATCTTTTGTGCGAGCATAAGCGGAATTTTGAGTAATATAATTAATTTTAGTAGTATCTAATTGACCATCTGCAAAAGATGCCAGTTTTTTGGCTAAATCTTTTCCTGCTTCTGCACCACCAAAAACATTTAATATTTCTTCCATACCTTTTAGCTTTTCTGTTGGTGTTGCTGTTGATGGAATAGACCAAGCTTGTAATGCTCGCCCTGCTTCTGCTCTTGCTCCTAAAACTTCCTTTTGGACTGCATGATGTGTAGCAACCATTTTTCGAAAAGCGTATTGATCAACATCTGTTGCTTCTGGACTTGCTGCTTTTTTTGCAAGCTCCATTAACTTATCTGTAGTATTATAATAAAAATTTCTAGCCGCTGTTATTTGTTCAGCATTTAAAGGCTGCCCTTCTCTTCTTTCTAGAAGTGTTTTAAAACCGTCTATATCTTCTGCTTCTTTTAAAGTTACTTCGTTAGGCCTTACACCTCTTCTAGCTTTATCAACTTTAGGTAAAAGTTTTGTTTCGTTTGCATAGGCTTGCATTGCAACCTTTAAATCTTCTGGGCTATCAATGCGAGCAAAGTTGATTTGAATATCGTCTATTGTTGGTGTTTTAGTGGCTTTAAATTCTTTAATCAAAGCTGGATTATATAATTCGTGGTCATTATATAACAAAAACTCTTTCCCTTTAACTCCAGATATACCAGCAGGCTTGTCATTGAAGACAAACAATGCCCTTTCTCCGTGCTCGTCGATAAGCTCTTTACCGAGTTGATCTTCTGGTAAGTCTACTTGATAAACAAATCCCTTTTCTCCTGCGTATTGCCTAGCGAGTTCAGGGTTATCTGTCCAAGTGCTGTAACCAACAGGGGCATCGGATTTTCCTGTGGAAAAATTTCTATCAAATTCCTGTTCTAATCCACGATACAATCTGACAAATCCCTTTGCTGGCTTATCAGCTTTTGTCCCTTGTGCTAATTCATCAATTTGCTTTGCTGTTAAACCTTCAGTTTCTTTTACTGCTGCTTGCATTTTTGTAAAAACAAAATCTTCGCTATCTGCTTTTCCTAACATGCTAAGTTGTTCGACTTGTAGTCCAGTTTCTGGCACTTTTTCTACAGCTTCTAACTCTGCCTCTATATTCTGTTTTACTTTTTTATTCTTGCGTAAAACTTGAATTGCTTTTCCTAGACCTTCACCAGCTAAACCAAGTCCAACCCCTTCTATTGCTTGTTTGAATTTTGCTTCCGCTACTGTGTCATCCTCATCTCTTAATAAAAATTCTGGCACAGCTTCACCTAAAACTGGAATATCTTTAACTACATCAAGCAATCTTTCTTCTTGCTCATCAAAAGCTAACACGTCACCAAGAGCAGCTTGACCAGTCCTTTTAGCTAGTTTTTCAGTTTTAGTTCCTGCCTTAACCCCTTTCATTGCCTTACCAGCAACACCAAAACCAGTTAAAAATTGCGTTATATCTTCAATTATATTGCCTGTAACACTTTTTGGACTTTCTGCTTTATCTACTCCAAAAGTTGGTTGTGGTAATGTAAATTTTTTTTCTGTTTGTGGCAGTTCAACAATATTCTCATTTAGCCATTGAGCGGTATCATCAACTATATCTAACATTTCGTTAATACCTTTTGTTGCTCCACTTACTATAGCTCTTCCACCTTCTCCAATAGTACCTCTTGCAACATCCTTAACAAATCGCTTTAAAATACCTTCCTGTTGTATTTGTGGAGTTTCTGGCTGTTCATCTATAACTGGTTGCTGTTGAGTTTCTATAGGCTGTTCTGTTTCTGCAAGAGCAGCTCCGGCAGCTTCATACGCATCTTGATCTTTTACATATGTTTTATAATCGTTTAAAGATTCTATGTTTTGTTCAAAAATTTGCCTGCTCATAAGTCCTATTTGCTTTTGTTTATAATAAATTCACGCCATTTGTTAATTTTCTCATTTTCCCTTTGAAAATCAGGGTCGCGTTTTGTTAGTTCATCATTGTCATTATACTTTTTTTGGTAACGTAAATTTGTGTTTTTTCTTATATCTTTAATATCTTGAAGTGTTAAAGATTGAGCATTTGTTTTTTGCTCATATGTCATTAGTTCAGGCTTTGGGAAAGTTGCTGCAAAATTCTTAAGGTTTATTATGTTATATTCCTCAAAAACTTTGTTTGTTATTTTTTCCGCTTCTTCATATGTAGGGCTTCTATCATTTGTTTGATTAAATAATCTAAGCTGCTTTTTTAAATCCATTTCTGCACTTTGTATTATTTGCGAATCAACAACATCTAGCAATTCTGATGTAGCTCCTAAAAGCCCTCTTAAATTATTTACAGCCTCTTTTTCAGGTGCTACAAAAACTTCATTGCCATCAATTTTATTTAATAAAGATTCAAAGTCCTCATTACTTAAAGATTTATTGTCAAATCTTGCGCTTCTTATTTCTTCTAAAACGTTTTCGCCTTTATTAATTCTATTAACAAAATTACCATATACAAAACCATTTGTAGTCGGGTTGGCTTGTATTGCCATTTTACTAAAATTTTGGTAATCGTTATAATCTAGAATATTTCTAGCAGCTTCCACCGTTGCTGGTAATAAATCGCCAGTTTTTGATTGATCGTAAAGTTGTTTTTTTAGTTCATCCGTAAAAATTGCTTCTTCAGCCTCAAACCTTTCTTCTAGCTGCTTATCAATATAAACTTCGTTTTTTATCTCACTTAGAATATCTTGATCTATTTTTTTTCTAACATCAGGTGATAATGACTCTCTAATATTAATTGTTTCATCTGGAAGGTTTACAACTGCTTCATTATTTAACCATTCTGAATAGGCTTTTAGCTTGTCAGGTTGAGAACTAAACCATGACTTACTGATCTCACTAAAAACTGTTTGTTGTAAATTTACTAAGCTTTTTTGAACTTGCTCAGGCGTTCTTATTTGCAAGCCCTGTTCATTTACTTGTAACAAGTTTTTTTCTAACTCATCACTACTTGCAGCTATAGCATCAAAAGTCGTTATGTTTTTAGCAACTACTTGATTCTCGTCTAATCCTTGGTTGTTGAAAAAATTGGATACAGAAAACTTAATATCATCAATAATTCTATTTTCAGATTTAGCAAGCTGTGCATTTTGCTGCTCTGTTAGCATTTTATTTTTATTAATAAAAGCATTATTAATATATGTAGCACCCATGCTATTATAGTTTAAGTCTAATTTTGGGCGTAATGATGCAGGAACGTTATTTAATAGGCCTTGCTTATATTCATTTAATTCATTTTTAAGCTGATCTGGATTATTAATGTTTCTTTCGTATATGTTTCGCGCCTCCTCTCTTGCGCTTGTCATAAATTCGTTTGTGTATATAATATCAGCTTTTGCTTGCATATCCCTTGCTGTTGCTTCTAAAGAACCTGATAATTCATTAAAAAATTGACTAGTATCGCCAGTTGGCTGAAAAGACGGTGATTGTCCTATAATGCTTATTTGTCTTTCAGGTGTTTTCATGTTTTTATAGTTTTAAATCCTGTTAATAAACTAGCTGCGCCTTTTGACAAACCTTTGCTAGCTCGCATTAAACCTAAGTTTCTTGCGGTTTCTTGGCTTAACTTAGCTTGTGACTTTCTTACCTCTAATGTTCCTTGTATTGCTCTACTATTTAATTCATTTGCCTTAAGATCTTCTTGCAAGACTCTTTCTGCTTCCGTTGCAAACCTTGCAGCAATACCAGAGCCCAAAGCAACTCCACGCCCTGCAAAACTTGCACGTGAAGAACTAATATTTTTAAAAAACTTCTCTCTTAAAAAGATAGCTTGTTGTTGTGCTTTTAGCTTTTGATTAGATATTGCAAGATCATCAAACGTTCGCTGTATTTTAAATTGTCTAGCTTGTGCAGAAGCCGACGCTAAACTTGCAAAACCTTGACCTAAACTTGCTAAACCACTACCTATCTGCATCATTCCAGCTTGTGATAATCCTTTAGGTTTTGTTGAATTTTCTATAGCCATTATATATTCACATTCATTGTTACACTTAATACTTGCAAGTCTGCAGGCTCGCTCTGCGAAATTGTTATTTGCTGTCTTTCATCAAAACCAAGCAAGCCCTTTACTTTTTTATCACCAGTAAAATTTGGTGGGGCTGCATCTAGCGGACTTCCTGCCCCCGCTGCTCCAAAAGTTCTAAAAGACACTTTGTCATTATTTACGGTAAAATCACCTGTATTATTAACCCTAAGAACTACCTCAGATATACGTTTTCTTTTACCAATTTGACTTCCCATACTAGCTATCTCTATTGGTAAAGTTTTTACTGTAGGAGTCATATCTAAACCTATTTCACAACTTGTTACAGCGTCTCTTTCTATTGTTATTGAGCCACTAGACACGACTTGATCAGTCATAACGCTACCGTCAGCAATTACTTTTACTGTCTGGCCTTCTAAATGATCTAAGCCTGTAAATGTACTTTTTGGCAATCCTGTTGTTACTGTCTTTGAGCTATCCAACAAAGAATCATCTTGCATAACTTCTAAATATTTTTGACTATAACCTTCTAGTTGCCTTTGTGTAACTGTGTAAATTGTTGATACATCAATTCCAACGTTTTTAAATGTACCATCTGCTGATAAAGTCTCTCGCTTTGTAAAACCAATTACATTTTGCGAAAATAACATAGTACCCATAACTAGTTGTCCATCGCCATTTATAAATAGCACTAAGTTAGATTCTTCTGTAGACGTGCTTTTTCTTACTGTAAAATCTACGGGGTTTTGTATCAAATGTGAAGATAGCAAAGATATATTTTCAGACAGTGATGATTGTTGTAATGTGTCATAATTAAACGACATGATACTTTTACCACCTCGTTGAACAAATATGTTTAAGCCACTGATAACACCAACATTAAAACCTGGCTCACTTCCAAACTGTGAAATTGGAACAAATGCGAAAGAGGAAGGTGTAACCGCTGTAAAGTTAGTTTGTGGTATAACAAATTCAGAGCCACTTGTAAAAACAGTTAAGTTACCACCTGTTGACTTAATATTTACTATTTCGTTTATTTGATCTGTATCTAGTGTTGCATTTAACCCGTCTGCATCATCTAGGGAGCCAAGATCAAAATCAAAGAATACACCTATTTTAGAACCCCAAACAGTTTGGGGCCTTTGTGTAGTGCCGCCAAAATACAATCTGCCACTATGAAAAGTTGTTGTTTTTGGATAGCCTCTTGTTGCGCTCCAAGCGTCCTCATAGCCAGTTATCATATCCCATTCTCCCGCAGCTACTTGATTTATATTAAAAAAAGGAATTTCTGTTACCGCTTCAACAATCGAAGTACTTGTTACAGATAATATTCTAGCCCGTCCACCATTTGCAATAATATATTGGCCTATATCAGTACTATAAAAAGGCACTGCATGTTGTGCAGTTAAAGTAACAACGCCTGAAGTTGCACTAACTGTTAAGTGGCCCCAAGAGGCATCAGTTCTAACAACAGGATCAAAATCGTATCTTGGTACGTTATCAAATACAATATCAGATATTAGCCATTTGTCATCAGCTCCATCCCTTTGCAATTGTTGCGGTGTAAATGTTTCTTCTACAAATATTGCTGTGTCTGCTGATTGCGTGCTTTTAATGTTACTTATAATTGCATTTGTAAACTTTGTTGCTCTAACATCTGCCTGAAACACTTTATTTCTATAAACAGCAATATTTTCATCTGTGATAACTAAAATATAACTTTGCTCTACATTAAACTCAAAAGGTATTATCTTTGATTCTGATTGTGAAAACTCCCAGCTTTCCTCATAAACGTGAAATTCATTTATTGTTACAACATCCGTTCCAAGATCGGTCGAGCCTATTCTTGCAAACCTTACGTATCTATAAGAACCCCTTACCCTTCTTCTCCTAGTAACTTCCGAACTAGACATATCAATAGCATCACCAACACTAATCCAATCAGTATTGTTTGTACTTACTTGTATAAAAAATTCTGTGCTGTTGGTTTGTGAAGTTAGTTTTGTTGCTACGACATCTATAAAAGCAATGTCTGTACTAGATGATAAATCATATTGCGCTATAACATACGGGTTGTTTGTGCTTATATTAGTTGTTGTGACTAAATTAGTTGTTGAGTTATTATCAAGTGCATTTGCTAACGTACCGCCATTTGGCGCAGAGCCAGAAGGTGATGTAAGCCTGTTGACTTGCCTATGCAATCTATCTAAATGCTGTAGCCCGTCATCTCTTTTAAATCCACCCTGTGGCAACAACCTGACATTAGTCATTGTTTCTGCTGCTCCGTAGTACCTATCTAAATCAGTGCGACCCATTAACAAAGGATCTATTTCACCAGAAGTAAATTTGAACTGAGTGTTTTTTATAGGCATTTTAACTAATTCTTGCAGCTAATAAATCATCAGCTGGTATTTGCAAAGTAGGCGTTTGCATACCATCTAATTTTTTCGCAACACCGAAAGCTCCTCCGTTGTAATTATTAGCAGGACTTCCCCAAGCTTCCAGCTTTTTTTCTGCAACAATGTTTTGATCGTCTGTAATAGACCTAGCTATCTTTGCAGCCATTGCTTGCACTACAAATTCTACAAAATAAGCAGGGAAATTCTCTTCTAAAACTTGTTGTTGATAATCAACATATATTTCTGATTGATCAGCTTGTATAGTATTATTGAACTTTTCCCAGTTAGTAATTGGTATTGCACTAACATTATTACTTTCATATACAGCCCTTAATATAAGCATATCAGACGGCAATTGATAAGCGTACGTCCATTTGTTTAAGGGGGCTGTTACTAATCGAGCAAGTTGAACTTTTGTTAAAGTAAACTTCCAAGGGTGAAGCGATAAAAGATATTGTATGTATTCAGGATATATGAGGCCGCAAGTTCTTGCTCTACTTGTATCGTCAGTAAAACTATTGATCGTATCTTCGCCTAAATCATTTAATGCTTTCGAGCATATATCAAACTTTGAAACCATGTTAATCTTTAAAAATTGTTTCTCCAAAAACTTTAGCTGTAAAGCCGTTCAGGCTTGATACATTGCTAAAATCTTCGTCTTTTACTATATCACGTAATTTAGCTTGATGTCTAGCAACTAAATCATGATTTTCTTTGTTTCCAAATCTAGGACAACCCTCAGTATTTTCAGGGGCTTTTTTAGTGTGAAAATATCCATCTTTTCCAGTCATAGGCATACCGCATAAAATTATCTTTTTAAAGCCCATCTTTCTCGCTACCTGTACCGCATCTATACCACTTGTTGCACCTTTTTTTATATCAGTCCAGAAATAATCAGCTTTATTACTCCAGTCTTTATAATAACCCTTTGTTGTGTGCGTTTCTATATCTTTGTTAATAGATTTAGACACAAAGTACTCTATATTTTCAGGATGAGCAGTAACTAACTTATCACAATATATAGCGTGTATAGCTTCATTAATTCCTATTGTAACAAAATTACTAATGTTACTTTGAACTTTTTTGTAGCTTTGAAACAAACAAGGAGCTGAACCACATATTACTGCAGTCAGCCCCTCATGTTTACCTAAATCAAATATATCGTTTATATATATTTTATCAATAGGAATCATATGTTTTATATATACAAAATATATATTTTACACATGTTAGACATATTAGTCTGAGTCACTAGGCGTTGCTGTGTTAATTACATTGTATGTATCAACAACACCGCTTGCATTTGAAGCAACGATAAATTGACCAAAAGCTGAAACAGCCGTTGGAGTTGAAACGTCATCAACTACTGTTACATCGATAATATCACCGATTTCTAACATAGTGTGAATTTCGTTAAAATAACCAGCTCCATCAATAACAGCAACTGCGTCAGCAGTTCTGTATGAAAATCTAGCAGGAGCTAGACCCCTAGTTGAGTTTGCTCCCATAGAAGCAAAATTTGTAATTGAAAATGTCATAATATACCTCTTAAATTATGCTTCGTAAGTTAATACTTCGAGAATACCATCTGCATCAATACCAACTGCACCAGCTGAATACAGACCATTAGTTAACCATGAGGTTTTTTCTGCAATGTAATTCATTTCAGTTCTCATGTCGATACCAATAGCAAGACCAAGAGCTTCTTTATGATAAGCAAAGTTTTTACGAACGTTTGTACTAAGATCTAATCCGCCTTCATCTCTATCTTCAATCATAATAAATTTAAATCCTAGAAAAGTATTAAGATCTCCATTAACTAAAGCTTTAACTGTGTTAAAATCAGAAGAGGTTGCAGTTGTTTCGCCAAGTAAAGATTCAAGGCCGTTTGCACTATGAACAAAAACTCTTTCAGTTACCGGAACTCCAGCAGCATCCATTAATCTCTTTGCTCTTCTTAATTTATCAACATTAAGACCAGAATCAGTACCACCAATATCTTCACTAACTTGTGTTGAACTTGCTCCTGCATCTGCAGCGTCTAAAACTAATTGATCAGCACGACGACCGATAGAACTAGATATAACGTTTTTTAATTGTGTTCTTTCATCAAAGTTAAGTTTTTGTATATCGTATACATCCGTATACTCTGACGCGCTCCAATCAGTTAAGGTTGCAGTTACATTAGAGTGAACGATGTTCATAGGAATAACATCAGTTTGTGGTATCCTAGGTTGTGCCATTCCTTTTCCTATTTTTGGAAATCTGTGTGTAGAACCAATAACACCTGTTTTAGTTCTAATTGTGTTCATTAGCTTTGAAGCTCCTTGATACGCTTGTTTTACTTCGGCGTCAAATTGAGCTATAAAAGCATTAGATATGCTTATAGACATAATTATCTGTATAAAAAATTAATAATATTTTTGAAAATTCGCTACAGTGAGCTAAAGTGTTGTACAGGCCTTGCGGTGTGCTGTATCTTCTTTAGGATGTTACTTCGTGGTTTTCTACCACGCTAAGAACGCTTTATTTATAGGTATTAGGCTACAAACTAGGCGTTCTTACATTTTATAATTGTTATATAAGGCTGTCAAGGCTTAACTACGCACTCATTGCCTCAAAATGAGCTTTTACTTTTTGATGTGCTGAGGCATCTCCGTTCTGGTAAGAGTCCGATCTTATAATTTCGTCAACTTCATCTCTTGACAATATGCCGTCTGGCACTGCCGTTTGCACTGGGATTGACGGCTCACCAGTTAAAGAAGCAATCTTATTTAAGACAACTAAGCTTTGTGCATCTGTCGCCATGTTTTGAAAAACTGGCAATTCGTCTTTGCTTAACACGCCCTTGTTAACCATACCTTGCCCCCAATTAACAACGCTTTGCAATACTGCCTTTCCGTCTTTACCTAACTTAGCAATTTCTGTTTCTCTATATTCTGCATCTTGCGCTTCTTGCTCTTCTTCTGACAACTCAGGGCCGTTAAAAGTTAACAATCCTTTTTCCTGCAAGTTAGGTATCAACTTTGAAACAAAAGTATTAAATTGATCTTTAGTTAATCCAGATTCTAAAGCTGTCTCTTTTAACATTTGTGAGGCTTCCCCATCCTCTGGTAGTATTTCCCCTAGGTTTTCTGAAAATTGATACTCATTTGCTTCTTTTGGCGGTTTAAAACTACTTTTTTGTGATAAAGCTTTTCTAAGATCTAATGCTTTCTTTTGTTCAGTTCGAAAATCCTTAATTAATTCGTCTTGTTTTAAAGTTTTGTTTTCTTCGTTCCAATACGCATCGTCTAGCCCTTCTGGCTTTAATACTTCTGAAACCTCTTGCTCTTGTTGTTGTTCATCAATTGAAACTTCTTCTTGTTCTGCCTCAACGTTTGCCATTAAATTTTGCTCAGTCATGTTAATTTTTTAATTTAGTTATTGATTGAATTCGATCTATTATAGATCTAACAATAGTGTTTTGTCCTTCACGAACAAACGCCATATGCACTCCTGTTTCTCCCTCGCCTGGGATCCAAGTAGGTTGTTCTATTGTACATTTCTTTAAATGTTCCAAAACCTTTTTCCCCGAATCTGAATTAAAGCAATTTGCATAACATTTGCTTAAATCATCATTGATTGATTTTGCTGTTTCATTATGCAAGGCGTCCGCCGCTTCTATTGCGTCCAACCCATAAGGAGTCTGGAACTTAAAGTCTTCTTTTGTCATATTTTAACTAATGTAAAAAGTTTATGACTTTATAGCATAATTATTTTATATAACAAGATTAAGCTTGCTGTTGCATTTCGGCTTGTTGCATTTCTTGAACTGCTATAGCCGCTTGTTGTTTTAGCTCTTTTTTTTGTTCTTCTGTTCTTATTAAAGAAGGTGATACACCTAGTTTGTCAGCTACGTACGTACCTACGTCATCAACATTAAGTGTTAGTTGGCTAAGATCACCAGTAGGGTCAATTCCTTTTAGTACTTGGTCCGTATTAACTATAGTGTTTACTTCTTCTAAACCTTGAGCTTTTGCCAAAGGTGCTAATATTTGCGTTGTTACATTCATATTATCAATTTTAATTCCTTCGCCAAAGGTGATAATATTTTTGTTTTCTAATACATGAATTACACGTTGTAATAACTTTTGTACAAATTCATATACAAGCCGTCCAAATGCTGCGCCAGTATCTACTTGTAATTGCTTCATACGTTCAACAATCTCTGTTGCTGATCTTACAGGGCCTGCATCAGGTGGTAATCTGTCGTTAAGCATTAAAGTATTAATGCGTTGTGTTAGATCTTCAAACATAAAAGCTTGTGCGTTAAAGTCGCCAGTTCTAGGAAGTGGCGCAATAGAAGGACCTGAGGGTCCAGCATTTCTTGCTACTGGAATCATTGCATTAGGTGCAATCTTTATTGTGTTTGGATTAGTTACCCCATCATCCGCAACAGTGTAGACACCGAAGATATTTAATTGCGCTGATCTAATCATTAATTCTTTTGCTTTATTTAGCATTTTAAGATCTGGTAATGCTTGTAATAATGGACCTCTACCCATTACCTCACCAGCTACTTTTGACCAACGAACAATAATCCAAGGGTTAACTTCATACGTTCTTTTTACAATTTTGTCTTTTTTGTAAATAATTTCATATCGCCATAGTTTGTCCTTATCATCATAATAGGTAGCTTCTTCAAATTCTATTTCTTTTTCTGGGTTGTCCTGTATAACTTCTAATAAGTCGCTAGTTAGTTTAGCATCTGGAAAAGTTGCGATTACTGCCCTAGCTACAACTTTGTGATCTCTATATATACCAGATATTTGACCGCTTTCTGACTCGTCTAAACTTAAGTTAGCTGTTGGCACGGTAATAAATTTAATAGGCATTTGATCATCACCTTCTAAAACTAGCATTGCGCCAGTTCCTACGGCTAAATCATAGTACATTTCACCAACTGCAAGGCTAAAGTTAGAGCTATCTAGTGTTGAGAACACTATATCTGTCACTAATTCTAATATTTTATTTACTTCGGGTTTACGCTCTGGCGGAATTGCTGGACCTGCTTTTAATTCAGCCCATTTTGTAAAGCTTGGAGTCAATGAAGATTGCATTCTATTAACAAAACCATTAACAGCCATCATACCAGCAGAATCAAAAACTTTTTCCATTTTTGTTTCGCCCTGAGATCGATTGTTGTAAAGGTTTCTTTGAGGCAATGCTAGCTCATAAGCCGACTCAAATAAAGCTTTGTATTGCAACTGTACACTTTTAGCCGCTTCAATTCTTTTTTTTAAATTAATTATATTTAATTCTGCCATTACTAAAAAATAAATTATTAATTATTCTGTTGCAGCAGTGTACCAAGCGTCAATTTGTGCTT